CTCCTTCCCGTCCAATACAGTACGGGAAAGGAAGTTGAATAATGATGAAGAAGCATATGACTTAGCCTTGGATATAGGAATATCAAACTCCTTACACAAGGCGAGATACATAGCACCAATAGGCATCGTGGAATCACGTTCACCTATTACTACGTCGTCTCCAGTCACACCATAAAGGTGGTGTAGTTGGGGCAACACTCTAGTTGCCTTACGTACACTGGACGTACTGACGGAGGATTCTCGCATCACACGCCACGCACTAAACTGAACCCAAGAGTGGTTGAAGAGAGCTAGGAGGGCAAATGAAGAGAGGAATCCCATGGGCTGCCCCCGAGTATATCGGTAGGTACGCCCTTGGAATTCAGCTATCTCATCCTTAAACATCGGATCCCCCGTAAGGGTAAAATCGCGATCCGTAAGGAGAGTTAGCACAGAGGAAGCAATTTTCTTCGCTTCCGCTGTATCTCCCCAAAGACACTCCATCAATACTTGATAAAGCTCAACAGGAATAGAATCGGTTGCAGAGGATATATCCAGGGAGGACCAGGACACGGAAGGTAAGTGAGGATTCTCCTTACCCTTCTGTACAAGCCATGTAAAAAGCTTGTTCTGGTCATGTGTACCATCTTGAATGAAAGACTCTAGAATAGCAAATATCTGGTCGTGGAGAGGCTTGAGCGTCCGTTGGGTGAAAATATCCCCAATGGCAACGACACGCAACTTACCACCCGGCTCGGGTAGTAAGTGTAAGCGAGAGAGTTGCAAAGGACGCCGATTCCAATTCTTATCCAGGGCCTTCTCCTTCATCGCGAGAGATTGAAGCTCATCCGTGTCAATACTGACCGGGAGACCGAAAGTCTCACTCAGGAACTTTAGTGCTTTCACTAAAGCTGAGTCGCGATTGGGAGAAGAACGCCATAGGTCCACCCATGCAACTGCATCCTTACCCTGCGAAAGTATCGCGGTACCATTAGGACCCGCCGTTACTGGAGTGAAGAACTTAATCTTCCTCGAGATCGGCACCTGTATAAGGCAAGGTCCCTCCCTTGTGGGGATGGCATCGTGAGGTTTAGCAGGGTAGTCTGCCTTTCGGAAGCCCGGACCAGCCATCTCTCCTTCGAGAGGTGGCTGCCGGACTCCGCCAATGGCAGGGATGTAGTGCTCTGTCAAGAATAATCTATACTCGTCAAGATACATCTGTATTTTGGGAGTCACTACCAGTTTTGGTAGCGATATTGTTGACAGTGCCTTGCGTATGTTATAAGGGACATGAATCACCTTATACACATGACACAAGGACAACCAGAGCTGTATTACGCGTCGATTACGACCGCGGATACCAGCTCGGGCAGCGCATGGTAACCAGGCTGGAAGGCCACCAGTCAGCTTGACTGGTTGGCCATAAGAACGAGAATCACGCTTCTCACCGGCAAGATATGCGGTTATGAAGAGTGAACTAGATTTCAGGTAGATACAGAACCCGAGGGCACCTCGGGTCCTTGCAATATTAATCAAGGATCTGAAGGA